TCAGACGCTTTCGTGAGGGGCATGGAGCAGCTTTGCGAGCTTCACCCTTCCACAGGCGTAGGCGACACTGGCGAATACCTTTCCCCTGCCATTGATAAGCAAGTGGGCTTGGGAATGCTTGGCTTAGCTAACTTCTTAGCTAACGAAGGTGTGTCGTATGAAGATTTTGGCAAAGCTCTTGAGGCTTACCTAAGCAATGACCTTCGCGCTTGGGAAACCAAATGGTTTGATACCATTGCAGGTCACATCGTATGGAAGATTGACGAAGCCATTGAAGATGCTGCAGCAGTAGCTCGTGGTTATGGCATGGAACGTGCTTTCTGCATTGCTCCTACGGCTTCATGCTCCTATCGTTACCTGGACAAGAAAGGCTTCACCACGGCTCCTGAAATTGCCCCTCCCATCGCTCGCACTGTAGATAGGGACTCTGGCACCTTTGGCGTAGAAAGCTTTGACTATGGCAATGTGGAAATTGCTGAGGAAGTGGGCTGGGACAACTATTCACGCGCCGTCAATGGTCTAGTAAGCCTGTACCAAGAGACTGGTCTATTCCATGGCTATTCGTTTAATTCCTGGAGCGACGTGGTGATTTATGACCGTGCCTTCCTTCAGAATTGGCTAGACTCTTCTCAGACGAGCCTCTACTATTCGCTGCAAGTCCTTTCGGACACGCAACGGAAAGATGATGCTTATGCTGCGTTAGATGATTCCTTTAAGAGCATGTTTGGCCTCGATGACAGCGAGGTCGTAGAAGAGACTGTGGCTTGCGAGATTGAAGCTGCGTTTTGCGCGGCCTGCGCTGAATAGTTTCTTTACCATTGTTCTTCCTTAGGGCTGCCTAGCGGCCCTTTTCTTTTCCCTCTGCATAATTAAGAATGACCGTTACAACGAGCCCCTATCTGTCCATGATCGCTAAGAAGCGTGCATGGCAAGCCACACCAGTGGACAATGCTCCCGTGAAGGAAGGCGCAGAGGATACGCTGTTCCGTGCGCTGGCGCTGCGCCATTTGGAGCTACCAGTGAAGGACTTGCTTGAACAGGGCCTACAGCGCGACCTGCCGTCTACTCCAGGCGTCATTGAAGCTCTGCGGTCCAACCAAAAGGACGAAGAGCGTCACGACGAGGCATTGAACTACGTGGCCAGTGCTTATGGTACTGATGCCAAGGCAGAAAAGGAAGTGATGAATATTTTGAAGGTGTGGATGGAGCATCCTGCTCATCCTGTTCATAAAGTGGCAATTGTTGAGCGTTCTATTTTCTTCGTTGCATTGCCGTTCTTCCGTTTCAACGGGAATATTGGCATGAGGACCGTTTCAGCCGACATCTCCAGGGATGAGCAAGTGCATTGCGGGGTGCATGGTCTAGTGGCAAAAGAGCTTAATGAAAAGGATTCTGAAAGCCTGAACAAGTTACGCGCTGCCACTGCTGCATGGCTTTTCGATGGTCTAGGAGCCAGTGAAGATAAGTGGCTGGACAAGGACGCATGGATGAAGCGTTCTGAGCGTTTGTTCTGGGAAGGCAAAGCTCCTGACATGGTGGATTCCCGCAGAAGCCGCCAAATAGCGTTTTTTGAGAGTTCAAACGTAAATCTTCCAAGCTACGGCGCTGCATAGCGCTATATTGACAGCAATACCTCCTAAGCCTCTCAACGATGCTCAAACAAGGAGGTCACTGGTTCTGAAGTGTTGGCACACGCTAGGCCCATAGCTTAGAGTCCTGAGGTTCGATTCCCAGCAGCGCCCTTTCAATGGCAAAGCAAGTCTTCCTGACTTCTGATTTGCATTTTGGCCATTCCAAGATGTACGACCTGCCCTTCCGCAAGGAAGACGGTACGCCCGTGCGTCCGTTTGCCAGTGCAGAAGAAGCCGACGAGGAAATGATCTCTCGCTGGAACGCCACGGTGCGTCCTCATGACAAAGTGTATGTACTAGGCGACATCGCCATTCCCATGAGCGGCCTGCAAGCCTTTGCACGGCTCAATGGAGATAAAGTGCTAATTGCTGGCAACCATGATTGGCCGTTTGAAAAGAAGCTAAGTCAATACTTCCGCTCAGTCAGGGCCTATTGGAAACTTGATAATTTTGTACTAAGTCACGTTCCTATACACCCTTGCAGTATTCGTAACTTTGACGGCAATATTCACGGGCATCTTCACTCGGGGCGTGTTACTTTACCTGACGGTTCCATTGACCCCAGGTATCTTTGCGTGTGCGTCGAACACACTGATTACAAACCAATAGCATGGGAAGAGACGAGGCTTCGTTTTTACTCTCAGCAGAGCAATGGAAAGGCGGACCTTCAACACTCCCCTTAGAGAGCCGTGGAATCCCATCGTTTATCAATGCTTGCGAGCAGTGGATTGTCACAATTCACAATATTTCCTCACTGGTAATGTCTGGCATCTAGAGCAATCTGAATTGCTAAGGCAGTATGTTAGAAGCTTGAAAGACTGGATTCGTGAAGAAGAGACAAAGATGGTTCCGACTCTGGGCGAAGGCCCTTGGCCCCAAGGAGGGAATGAATGAAAAAGAAGCAGACGTTATTGCTTGCGTGCGAACCATTGTATTTATTTCATACATGACAACAAATCTTTTCATCGTGGCTGGCGTCTTGCGCCACTGGCACGATTGATGGGTTTGAAGCAGGGTTACGTCGCAGTAGACGATTAACTGGTGCGGCCAGCACCCTGCTTACTTCCGAGGAGAGCCTTCAATTCTCAACGGAATCCCTTAAAAACCAGCATTGACGAGGATGCTGGTAACCAGTGGCCACTGGGCTTCTGCAGAAGCTCCAGAAGCTTAGCACCATTCACTTGCGCCGTGCAGTTAGTTCCAAATATTCCTCTTTCCATTGCTCAAAGGCAGCCTTTGCAAGGCGCACCTCCTCGCTGTTTTGTCCGTATATCCGGCTGCTCTCTTCAACGGCACCAAAGGCTTCCAGCGCCTTGCTCCAGGCTTCTTCGATGGCACGAGACAAAGCCATGGGAACAAAGGAAAGTCTTCATAGTCTATTGTTCCGCTTTCATCTCTCGCTCCCTTTTCAACATTTGCTGAAACTTCTTAAGACGAGGAAGAAGCGATGGCTGGTAAAAATGGTCAGCAGCTAGAAGCTGTAGTGCCGTCTGCTTATTACTTTCCAGCAAGGCAATTAAATATGCAGCATCTTTAGACGATAGTTCAAACGGAGTCATTTTTCACGAAATACAGAAATTACCAAATCTTGAAAATTCTAGTGGCATTAACGCACTAAGCTTTCTAGCCAATGCAAATCATCTTCTTTTGACGCTTCTAATATTGCAGCAGCAAGCGCAAAGCAAAAGTCATCCACGCCTACTTCCTTGCCGCCTGTTACGGACCATTGTCCACTTTGTCTATAGAGAACATTGAGGTTCTTTAACTGACGAATGGCGCGTTCATGCGGGTAGATGTCAACAAGACCAGCATTGAATAGCTCTTTCATTTTGCTAAATGCTTTCATCTTGGTACTGACTGACCAAGTAAGTTCTCGGATGGGAAAATCGCTAGAGAGGCTTTGAATGGTAGCGGAACTGTTGAACTGGTCAAGAACGATGCTGTCAAATTGGTAGATTTTATGATGCTCTCGTATCCAATCTTCTACTGCTTGAATACTGACTTCTTTTTTGCCATTGATCTCAAAATCTGCCATGAAGGTATGAAACTTGTCCACAACTAAAGTTTCCTTGTCAAAATGCACGATGCACGCCACGTATTCGTCACGTCCTACGCCACCACGAGCAGGGTCTAGCGCAAGTACGTACTTGCCCATGATTTGCCGATCAGGAAGGAGTATGCCTCTTTCCTTGTTAATAGCAGCATCTACAATCTCAGCAGCCAGCAGCGAAGATTTGTTGCCCCTAAATCTGGCTCCATATTCTGTCCAGAATTTATCTTCGTCTCGCTTTTGTTCTGCCTGTAGGAACGGGCAGTTCCATGGCAAATTAGGGTTGATCTCCCAAGTTGGGATGTTCTTGGCTTGCATGAAAGGAAACTCTCCGCTTTCAGCCTCTTTGAAATGCTCGTAGAACAAACCGTCTGTAAGCCATGGCGAAGATAGCTCCAGGATGCGCCCGTTGTCTCCGAACTGAGCAATAGAGGGCGACAGAGCATCGTAAATGGCTTTGGCGCCACGGTTAGCATCGCCCTCTAGCTGGAAGGCAAGCTCGTCAAATACGCACATAACTACTGCTTTACCTCGTGATGCACGAGCAGAAGCAGGGATGGCCTGGAATACACAGCCATTGCTCACTTCAATTTCGGTGGCAGTTTCCCTGGTAATTTCTGTGCCGAGGGGACTATCTAGCACCAATTGACGAATGTTGTTCAGGGCAATCTTTGCCTGTTGCTGGTCGTTAGCAATGGTAACAATGTACCATTTTTCATTCTTTCGTACTTTACGTTTGTAACTACTTTCTAGAACGAAGCAGGCATATACGGCTGCAATAGAAGCCATGAGAGTTTTGCCAGAGCGCCGACCAAGAGCCCAGCAAGCATGGCTTTTCCCGCCCCCGAAATATTCATCAAGAATTTCCTCTTGCTTAGGCCATAGTTCGGTGCCAAGAACGTGCTTGGCAAAATCAGAACACTTTAGCTTCGTCATTTAAGCTTTCCATAGGGCGGAGATGTTCTTTGGTGACAAAGTATGCAGGACGACCACGAGCAGGGTCTGCCCAGAATTCTTCTTTCATTGCGTCCCTTCCATAGCACCAACCATGAATGAGAGTAGTTTTATCTTGAATGGTAACAAGAACAAACTTTTTATCAGGATTTTCGTTACGTTGTACAATTAAATCGTAGGAATGTTTGCTCCTGGTTTTAATATCAA